AGGCTTGTTTACCGAGACTCCACCAGCCGCAGTTGGAGGTGACCCTCCTGTCGCTGGCTTTTTAGCGTTGGGATTTGTTTTACCTTTACCATTTAAGTTTTGGGTCCAGGCCGGTGTTCCCGTACCTGGTTTAATTGGTTTACCAGGAGCTTCAGGTGGAGCAAGTTCCCTATTAGAGATTGCAGTATATAGTTCTTGTCTATCTGCATCGAGTGGCTCCTTGAGTTGGATTCTTGCTTCGTCCCAAATAACTAAGTCAGAAATCCACTTCTGGATAATATGGTTTTCTTTCTTAACCTGAGTATCGACATCGATCTCATTAAATACAAAATAACAAGTATCTAAGACATCCTTGCGAGCAACGAATGGATCAAAGTCCGCCTCCAACAGAAGCTCATTAAAAATATGCAGACGTATCAATTCACCGAAGGTCTTCTGATAAAGCTTGATCTTATCAAAGATCTTGGTATCGTCTTCTTCGTCTTTGGCTGCATTCGCCTGTGACATACCAAGACGCTTTTTAGTCAACCCCATACCGACAGCAACGCGTTCTTTGAAATGGTCTAGGTAAGGTTGGATGTCAAGTGCCTTACCCTGACTACCTACAACATCAATATCATGTCGTTCTGGCAGGACAATGCCACCACCAGTACCAAGACCCTCAATCGAACCTACTGCAGCATTAATCTCGTCAGGTTCAGCGGGATGCTCCTCTGTACCAACAATATATTTATAGATAGGAAATAATTCTCTATGTACTAAATTCTGAACGTCCTCTTCTACCTGACGTAGAGCAATCACATCATCCATAACTGCCACGAAGAACGGCGTACCGAAAAGTCGGCCAGGCTTGACATCTACCGAGAAATGAATTACCTGCTCTGGTTTCCAAGTAGGTAGGAGATTAGCATACCCGCGCTCGCCCCGACCAAAACCGGAGGGAGCATTATAGCCATGTGCACCCCATATATTCTGGCGATACTTTATAGGCTTGTTATGATAATCGCGCATAATCTCTACGGTCTCAGCCGGTAGGAGTTCATACCCAATTACAGGCTTAGTTCCGTATACGGGATGAATATCAAGTGGGAAGAACTCATTTATATCTGCACGGACTTTGACTACAAAAGCATTGCCGAACTTAACTAGTTGGTCCGCAACATCTATTAGGAAGTTATTAAAGCTCCTCTTCATCGACAGTTCCATAAACTGGATACGGAGCTTTAGATACTCAACAGCCTCAGGATTCTGAGAGATAATTGTATACCCTTCTTTCCAGAAGAGTTCTTTATACTGGTTGAATCCCTGCTTCACATAGGAGTCTGTATCGACAGCCTGTATAATCCTATCAAAATCATACGGCGCAGGTTCAAAGTTAACACGATTATAGCCAATGCTGTAGGTACCACCTGTATAACCTACGGCTAAACCGATTGATCGAAAGAGTTTAGGAAGTACTTTTAGATCTTCCTCGTCAAGAGCAGGAGTAAGATCTTTTTTCTTACTCCCGTCCCGCTCTTGAGGACCTATAAAAGGTACTAAATCTTTGAGGGCCATATCATTCCTTTAACGGTGCGTGACCCCCCTTATAGTAAAGGGTATATAAATTAATCTTTAGCTTTGGAGGCTCTTGCTACAGTTGACGCAGGAGTTACGGTCTGTTGACCGAGAGCTGCTGCAGCCATTTGAGCAGACAGCGACTGCTGTAGCTCCTCGACTCGAATGTTTAAAAGAATATTCTGTAGCTGAATATCAGAAATAATTGCCTGATACTTAGCTACAATCTTATTGATATCAATAGTTGGTTGTTCTGACAACGGAATCATCTCCACGTACTTGGGCTAGGATCATAAACTTTACTTCTTCTAACCAGAATACTACATTAGGAATGTCGAGATTACCAATATCCCAGACTACCTGATCATCTTTAATGGTGATCTTTATTTCTGCAATGGTTTCGGACATATATAGATTATATCAGATTATTTAACTAGGACGAGGGATAATCTCGGCGTGCTGTTCTAACCACGTAACCGCATCATCAGCTGCTCTCGCTTGATCAAAATCATCTTTAGTATAAGTGCCTTCGACCCATTCATATGAGCCATTATCATTCTTGTATATTTTTATAGTCATAATTTAAACCTTAGTATCCCCAAGCTATCCAATTAACACGAATGGTACCACCTAGTGAAGCATTATTGTAATCAGCATGAAGGTTGAATCCAGAGGTAGTCAATGGATTCACCAATGACAATACAATAGGTATGGTTCCGCTCCAATCACCATCGCATATTACCACACTACTACAAGCTCCAGGAAATCCTGACGGGAATGTAACAGTGCCAAATCCACTGCCATTAGTCGTAATAACTGAAGTCCCAAATTGTACTAACCATCCGTTACCACCAAATGGTACCATGGGAGCATAATGTCCACTTATACCAGTGAAACCACCCGGTGAAGAGATAACGCCTGATGTTGTACTTATAGTTCCATTTGCCGAAATGGGGCCATTACTAACTATCGATGTAGTACCAGTTATTGTATGACCAGTAATATTTCCTGATCCAGTACTGAGACTTGCACCAACTATATTGCCTGAAGTATCAACATGGAAGTCACTATTTCCAAGATAGAACGAAGATGCGGTAATTTGACCGGCTGCAGTTAGCGTAGAAGATAAGGTAGCTGCACCACCCAAACTCAAAGTACTACTAGCGATTAAACTGCCACCCACAGTGGTATTGCCCGTTAAGGATAGATTCCCCGTGATAGTACTATTGCCAGTTATCGCAGCTCCACCGCTTGTAGCAACTAAACCCTGAACAGCCGTTACCTTACCCGTGGTATTTACATTACCCGTTACACCTACGTTACCGGTTATAGAACCGCCACCAGCTGTAACACTCAATCCATTATGGGCTGTAAGCGTTTGATTAGTAGTAATACCTAAAGTATCACTAATTCCAGAACTATTAAGAGTACCACTAAAATATCCTTGCCCACTGACAGTTAAGTTACCTAAAATACTTAAATTGCCACCCACCGTAGAAATAGATACCTGATCAGGAAAGGCATGAACGGGAATCCATGTTGCCGTCGCTACATTATAGATAAATCCAATTGCGCTTGAGTTATTGGGTGTAGGATCTGGTCCCCAAGTTGTAGCGTAAGACGAATTCCAGACTACACTATGACCACCACTAGAGTCTTGCGTAAATACAAACACTAAAGGTAAAGAATACGAGGCTGCATTAATAGCTGCTGATATTTGAACATCACCAGTTAGTGCGCCTATAACAATAACATTACCCTTGGATAAATCTGGAACTATAACTGGAGAATATGCCATAACCTGCTGAAGTAGTGCAGTTTCCATGGCTACGATAGCATCGTTAGCTACAGAGTGCATCAAGTGGTGAGGCTGCGCGGCGTTCTGTGGAGTATTGGGACCCGGATCAATAAATGAATCTATGCCGCTAGGGAAGACTGAATTAGACATGTTTTATATAGTAACCTTATGTAGTTGAGTCAATTATAAGACCTAATGAAGCCAACGAAGTAATAAGACTAGTCAAGGCTGCATTGCCGCCCCTTGATCCAGTAACGGTTGGTCGACTAATAGGTGTTTGACCATAAAACCCCATTTGGGCACCCGATATATTAACGGCAGATGTGGCAGTTATTAGTATATTTTGAAAAGCTTCTAGTCGAAGATTACCAGATACTCCCCCCGCACCGGCTTGTACACTTAAATCAGCGGAAGTCGTTTGTAAGTTAATACTGCCACTACCTTGTTGTAGAATATCAATATCACTACTATTTTGTTCTTGTATTCTGATACCACTAGTAGTAGAATCGTCTACTATGCTAATGCCACCGGTACCCCCCAATCCGAGTGGCCCACCCGCATTGGCCTCGATACTTAACTGCCCTGATCCCATTTCTGCGATCACAATACCTGTTGTAGAAGTATCACTTATAAACAGACCACCGGTACTAACGGTACCTATAGATCCATCTACTCCATTCCCATTAGTTAATGCACCGCCGACAATAATTCGCGCAACACTTACCTCAGGATTACCCTGATAAGCGTCTAGGGCAATTCCATATCCTATACCTTGATCATCTGAAATAAAAGTCCCAATTCCGGATGCACTACTAATATATACTTCACCCGGATTAATACCCAGTCCAGAACTGAGTGGATAATTTATACCACCAACAACTCTTCCTAAATTACTTGAACTATTAATATGAACACTACCGCCATCTGTAGTTTTAATATAGACATTCGCAGGGCCATATTCGCTAATAAAAATATCGTTTGTGGAGGTGTCAGTTAAACTAATACCTGACGTAGTTACATAATTAGATAAATCTAAGGTCCCCCCACCCGAATCAGTATCACTATACCAAGCTGGAGTAGCTGAATTATAATCTGTTATTGTTAGATACTGGGGATGGCACTGTAGATTGAGAGTGTTATCTAGTTTTAGATGATCGGCATTGAACGATGGAGTAGCGGAAGGAATAACTCCACCTGCGGCAACTTCACTAAAGAAAGTCAATGCTGCTGGTGAATCTGTTGCCTGAATCATAACTCCAGACACACCAGAAGGTACAGGTACCCCGTGTGTAGATAGCTGATCAATCCAGTTACGGAATGAATCACGGTTAATAATATCCGTCATGATAGTATCAACCTGATTAGCTAAAAATTGTATTCTACTTTGCTGATCTACTAAAGCGCTATGTAAATTTTGGTTAGTCGCATCTATAGATGAGTTAAGAACAGAACCAAGTACTCCCGAATATATAGGGAGCATCTGTGAAGCTACATTCTGCCTGAATTGCAGAGCCGGTTCAAGAAACTGGCTATAGAAAACAGCAGCGCTTGACGCAAAGTTTGTGTTTAAAGTGTGTATATTCTGATTAAGCTGTATATTAAGCTTATTTAGATTAACTTGAAACAGTGCTTGTGCGTTTTGGGCATCTCCCTGGGATAGCTGGGCTGTTTCGGTCGAGGAGAGGATGACACCTTGGTTTTGGAATACGTTTTGCGCGTTTTGTACTTGTGTGTTAAGGGAGGTGAGTAAGTCTTGGAATAGTTCGGCAATACGTTGTTCCGACGAGTCAACTATGCCCCCTGAGAGATTGTTCGTAATGAAGCCATTTACATAACCGACTTCGGCAATGAGGACTTGAACAACCGGGAGTAGGTCAATTGCGTCGTTCCCTCCGACATTCTGGGCTGCTGCCAGATAGGCGTTAGTAATTATTGTTGCGGCCGTAGAAGTATGGCCCAACAGGTAATTATAGTAATTGAAAGTGACGTAATTGGGTGGGGATCCTAGCTGAATCGGCCAAGTTTGAGCTACTGCTGCGGCTAGGGTGGTATCTGATATAGTTACCGGTAAAGCTAACCCATCCATTGCAGAAACCAGTTGCTGCTGCAGTGATATAAGATTGCTTTGTACAGAATTTATTAAGCTTTGTATCGTCGCTAAGTTAGCGTAAGTAGGTTGAAAGGTGGGTGGCTTAAACCACTCCACACCTTTGCTATGTTGACCTAAGGGTGCTGATACATCTAATGGATTTTTGGGTGTATCAAATGCTGCCATTTAAAAACTTCTTCTACTCACCTTTGGTGTTGCTCGACCTTTTGTAGCCGCAAATGCACGACGGACCAATACAGGACCATTCTGATCGTTTAATGCTACACGCGAAGTACTCTCGTCAGTGTCTGCTTTAACTAAGGATTGAAATATATTACCTTGTATGATTGTACCATAACGCGCGAGATTGAGTTTCATTAAATCCCCATAGTTCTGCGTTATAGCAAGACACGCTAAAATTAGCGCATCATGAGCATGGTCTACAGAGTTATCACCCGGCTCGAATACAGGACGACCGGCTTCTGTGACATGCTTAATACGATAACCTACTAATTGCGTATACAATTCCTGATCCTTGGCCGAGAAGTAAATATATTCTTTTTCCAAGAAGTTATGTAGGTTGTCTACCATAAATGGTTTGATCGGCTTCTTGTCCTTCTGGAAAGTTTCTGGATCTGTAAGCTCAATAGCTTCACCGAAGGCAATACGCTTAACGACTTTACGTAACTTAGTTTCTGGATGAAGCTCCCCATGCTTGTGAAGCATTTCGATCTGAGTTTCACCAGCTCCAGCATCTGCGTAGATATGTCTAAAGTTAAAGACCTTATGCAGTGCGATAATCCGCTTCACCGCATTCAGATAAGAATACTCATCTTTACGAGTTTCTTCTCTGAAAATACACTTAACCTTGTTGCGGAACTGTGGATCTTCATATCTAGAACCACAGACTTCCAGAACAACCATATTTGTACCAGCACCATACTTATCCCAGTCAATACCCATGACATAGAATGAGTCGCTAGAATTAGATGGAATCGGCTTGGTATAATCCCAACACTTCCATCCAGGCTTAGTTGCGTGTGGATCTTCTGGATCGTCTGGGAATTCATCCTGAAGGAACTGGCGATCTAGATAACGGCGAGGATAAACACCAGTTACATCTTCGCCCCAGTCAGCTTCAAATTCGTGAGCATAATCATTTACCGAATACTGGCCTCTCATTTCATCTTCAGTATCTTGAGTCCAGAAAGGGTTACACATAGAAGGGAACCAGAACTCAGTAAAACGAGGATTATGCGCGAACTCCCAGAAAGGCGTAGTGCGCTGACCAGTTGGGGTTGATGCGGCGATCAGAACCTTTTCTTCCTGACCTTCCCTAGTTGTCTGGAGCATAGCATACAAAGAAGTAATGTCATCTGGATGCATATAGTCTAACTCATCTAGCACAAGTACATCTGCTTCCTGACCACGGACAATGTTGGCCTTACCACCAGAGTTAACCCCCGAAGAGAAGAACTTAATTTCAGATCCGTTTGATAACTCAATCTTATACTGAGGTGAAGTTACGTTTCTAGAAATTGAGTCTTCTATTATAGGACTTGCTTGAACGAATTCAAGAATTGACTTATAGATCAGTCCACCCTGTTCTTTCTGGGGTGTAATGATTAGACATTTAGCATTGTTATGAATATAAGCCCAATGGAGAAGAAACAAAGCCAATGAGTACGACTTGCCACTTCGTCGTCCTTGACGGAGTACTTTTCTAATAGAGGGATGACGTAATACAAGTACTTGATAAACTCTTGGCTGAATCGGATTGCCATCAGGATCTTTAAGTACTGAACGCGCCCATGTAACCGGATCTTTAGCTATGTGGATCTTACGTTGCTGTTCTTCGTCTAAGCCAGCTGCGGTCAATTCTCTCTTAATCTTAAATGGTTCATCAATAAGTAGACTTAACTCCTCACGAGTTAAGGGCTTACCCTGAATATACTCACCAGCCTCTGGGCCTGATTCCCATTTAAGGTGCCGAAGCTTATGCTTAAATACAAACTCAATTCTCTCGACACCACGAAGAAGATCCGGATTCTGATCTCCAATTATCTCTAGAAGCTCTTCTCTTGTTAGACTATCTACAAGCTTCTGTCTGAATGGATCTAAACCTCTCATAACTTAATATCCCATTTCTGATCCAGCAAAGTGCGAATACATTGGTCCTGCTTCATTTCCGAGAATAGAACGAGCATTTAACCTAGAACTAGCAATTGCCTGGAGTCCTCTTTGTCTTGCTGTAGCAGATGCAACAGTATCATGAAAACCAAAACCACTTCCAGGTGTCCTGGTAATATCACCACGATAAGAAGCAGAGGCAGCCTTTACTCCTCCACCCACAACGTCAGCACCGATTTTAGCTACATCGAATCCCAACTGAGCAATAGACGCAATAGCGAGAATATCCATAACAGGGTTTAGACCACCTTCACCTAAGGCCCCTGCAGCCTCAGCCCCTGCTAGTGCTAGGCGTGCGCCGAGCTTCTTAGCTATATCTGTACCAGCCGTTTTCGCCACATCCTCACCAGCAGCTCTAGCTGCATCAGCGCCAGCACTAGATATTGCTTTACCATGGAGAATATCTCTATATGCTAGATTTTGCCCGTTCTCATCTATAGCCCAATTACGAACTTGATCACCCCATTTTAGACCCACATTAACTGATTCATTCAAATCGTAGGTTGATGCTTTAAATCCCGTTGCTTGTGCTATTTTTAGGGAGGTTTCAGGTAATCCAAACCGCAAACCCTCAAGACCTCCCATCAATCTACCGGAAAATGCACCGGATACACCAAGACGAGTCATAGTCGCGGCGTCAGCACCGGATATCTCACCACCATCTTTAACGAAACTTTCTATACCTTTAGCTAAGTTTTCGTTGGCCCCAGCCTTTAAATAGCTAGTAAGACCTGTAACATTTTTCTCGGAAAGAACGGCCTTCTTAGCAAAATCTCCAGCCGCACTAATACGAGACATCATTCGAGGATCCCACCAGTGAGCTAACTCCCCAGACTCGGTAAGTATTCCACTTTTTCGAATCCACTTATTAGGATTAGCCTGATCATATAGTTTGGTTGCGTCATCGAAACCAGCTGCCTTATGTAGTTGCTTTTGTACCCTACTACCAAACTTAGTTAATTGACCTCGCTTCGGATTACCAAGCTCATCAACCCCCTTACCACCATGCCAGAAAAGCATGTTCCATTCATTGGGATTTCGGGGATCAAAACTAAATGCAGTGGCTCCGCGCTTCCAGGCTCTAGGACTGTAATCATCTAGCCACTTTTGGCGGATCCATCCGTAGTCGTTTTCCCACTTTTCGTTGGTCATACCCCTAGAGTCTAAGTAACCACCCTCGGTAATAGCCCTCGCACCAGAACGTATCTTAATAGGAATAGTGATGTGCAAGTATTGATCTAACGCACGTTGACCCTTAGCTACGAAGTTTAGGGGACCCGGGGCGTTTACAACCTGGCTCGCTACGTTCGAAGCTACATCTGCTTCGCCGTAGGCGATTGAAGGTATAAAATACTCTGGATTAGAATAAGATGGCATTAGCGTAACCTGTTATTATACATACCAAATACCATAGAGCCATTAGCGCCTAAGTTCATAGCCGAAGACCTTGCACCGAAAGAGCTACCAACCATAGATGGGGGTGCTGGTCCATCGTAATGGCCGGTTGCATCGAAGTTGTTCTGAAATAACGCTGCATCTGAATTAGGATTGGGACCGCCATAACGAGCATTTAAATCTTCATGTGCTAATGCAGAAAAGCCCCATTGAAATTCTGGCATATTTGCACCGGGGAATATTGCACCTCCAAGTGCTGGCTTCACTTGGTAATCGCGTATGGCGGGCCATAGACTATCCATCGGGATTCCAGTTATTTCATTACCGACTTGTCCACCAGCTAAAATAGCACTATTTAGAAAGCCACCACCTAGTGCCAATCCCGTTACGAATGTAAGCGGAGTACGAATAGGGTGTTGAGGTCTGTACTTTTGCGGAGTTAACATGTAACCAACACCAATACCGGCAGCTAACTTACCGGGCTTACTTGTAAGTGCTTTTACACCAAAGGATAAAAGATTATCTAAAGCCATTATGAGGTGAAGCCTCCACCGTTAAACAGATAAGAATACTTAGTTTGTTGATTCATATTAGTATGACCAATGGCGTTAGAGTCTAGATTACCTACAACATTAGCTGTATTCAAATAGCTATGTGGGTCACGCTTAGGATTGTATGGAACTGCTTGATAATAATTTTGTCGAGAGAAGCCAGGTGGCTCAGCAGGCATCGGATCAAAGGTCTCATCAATCCTCTTATTTTTCTCGTGACGCTTATAGGCATAGTAACCTCCGGCAGCTACTACTGTGCCCAGAGCTGCATATGGCGCAGCCTTAAATAGCTTTTGTTGAGTAGCGATCCATTTCATAACCTGCTCTTGACTACGTGGATCCTGCTTGGCTCCCTTAAGTCTTTCGATCATTGGAGCACTACGTTCTGGTGACACAACGTCTTTATAACCACGCACCATTTGCGTTATCTGTGGTATCAAAGCATGATGTTCCTCTTGAGTTAGGAGATCACCCCGTAGGAAGGCACCTGCTGAATAGACAGATTCTTCACCCCCTACACCGACATCTATTCCCGTACCAGCATAAGCCGTCTGGAACATAGGCGTTTGATCAGACTTATCGGCACCGACACCTCGATATGATCTAAGGACGTCGTACAACCTTGATACATCCTGATGATGGCCCCTTACTCCTCCTAGGGTACCAATCTGTACACCATAGGTTCCAGAGTTGCCAGCAAAAGCTTGGGCTAATCTACCTAAAAGGCTTTCACCTTCTTCACTTTGAAAGTCTGCATGTCGTGACAGATACTCTAGAAGACTATCGCGTTGCTCTCCAGAAAGATCAACACTTAAACCAATCTCTTTAATTGGTGTAGCTTCTTCGTTTGGTCGCCACTGGAATGGAGACAAACCAAGCATCTGATTGCCCTCTAAGAAGTTAGTGGCTAACTGATCATGACCTCCCGCTCGCATCTCCGATTCCCAACCCTTAAGGTATCTAAGGGGTACTACACCTATTCTGGAATCACCTACAACTTTAGCTTCTTCTGCGCCAACGAACTTACCTAATCCTAAAACATCAGAACCCAAGTACTTACGCATTAACATCTCACGTTCATCCATTTCTGGACCAGAGATTGTTGACATAACAGAGGCTATGTGTCGTTCAAATAATGATAGACCAGGAAGGGGAACACCGCGCTCAGCCAAATCTTTTTGAAAATTATACCATTCTGCTGGAAGTGGTATATCAGCTGCTGAGTTAAGGTATTGATAATCTTGAGATAGAAGTTTACGACCTGACTTCATACCGATCACACGATCTTGTGAGCTTATACGAGAAACGAGATCATATTCAGTAGATGCTGGAAGAACTTTAGACCTCAAAGTCATGTTACGACTTTCAACCGACATCAGTTCCATGGGAGACATACTGCCAGCACGATCCCACATCCCATCGGTGTAATAGTCTTGGTCAACCATCTCGATGTTCGGACCCATCGGCACGGACTTAGCTATTTTATTTCTTAACTCTCCAGTAAGAAAGTGCTCTCCTACTTGAATCTGTCGTTCACCCCTAAGGTGCTCACGTAAAGCTTGTAACAGTTTACTTTCGAACGGAACGTCTACATCCGCGTAGTGCAGTCCCCTACTAACTGCTCGTTCTAGTTCTTTACGGCTAAAGCGTGTCGATAAATCAGTATTTAGTAATAGATTCTGTAAAGAGAAGGCATATGGCTGAGGACCATTAGCTATATCACTAGCCACACCCAAATGCGGTAGAACCATACGTGCTAGGACGTTAGTATCAATAACATTACCGATCTCCTTAGTGACTGGATCGGCAAATTTGGCGAAGAATAAATCAGCCTGCTCCTTAAAGGCTTGATTAGTATTGTAGACTTTCTCTTTAGTTATAGCATGTACCATCCGCTCGTAATCGAATAGCACGTTATGACCAGCAATGTGGGTCACTTCTGGTGCATTAGCCATCTTAAAGAAGGCCATCATATTCTTTTCAAAATCCGTACTCTTATTACCATTTAAGAACTTATCTAAGCGAACTGCCTCCCCTGTGCGTGACCGAACCATACCTCTTCGCATGATAGGATTATCAAACCGAAAATCAGCAACCTTACTAAGAGTACCGTCTTCGTCCATAACCTGTGCAGCTAGCTGCCAAATACCCTCAGCGGGATTGAGGCTGGGGGTTTCAACATCGAATATAAGGGTTTTACCGTGACCACTAATGTAGTTAGCTAGCAGATCTTGATTACGAAGTAAATTATCTACACGAGGTAATGTATTTGCTAATTGATAGTTGTCCGCGGGTGTATCTCCACCGAACTTAAACCAACGCAGAGTAGACTGTGATAGATAAGCCGCCCTAATATCTGAAGCTATTGCTTCGGGAGCCATCTGATAGCGACCGGCAGGTGAACGTTCCGTATACTTTTTGATCATTGCCGGACCAAGGTTTTTAACACTCAGAAGATGCTCTACTCCTAAGAGTTGTCTCAACTCGGCGTGAACTTCTGCTTGTTCTGCCTTAGAGAGATATCCCAAGCGCATCTTGAAGGGATCGTAGCGATAGTCTGCGCCCATACGACGACGCAGCTTATCTTCAACGTCATATTCAATCTCACGCATTCGATCTATAATAGATTGTATTGAATCTACATCTGGTAGATCTGATGCGTTAAGTAAACGACCTTGTGATGGGATTGGGTCGAAAGGAACTGGTTTTCCGAATCTAGGCGGCATCTTCTTCGTCTACAACTTCCGCATCTATAACATAATCGTCTGTACGTTTGATACCTGCCTTCTCTAATAGGAAGTCAGCTTTAGTACGCTCAATCTTGCGTGCTTCACTTACAAGATTAGCTATAGCTTGTGCATTATCAATAGAACCCTGCCCCGCCTTAGCTCTAGCCTCTCTAGTAGCAAGAAGTTGATTACGAATTTCCTTCTTACGTTTCTGAAGCTTATCTTCAAGCTCTACAGCTAAGTGAAGTTGCTTCTGTTTAATGACTTCCCCATCAGGAGACACACCTACTACATTTTCTTGAATAAAGTGCTCTATGGATAATAACCACGTGGCTCGGTGCTGTAAGACTTCCTGATTGATAAGATCACGTACCATGGCGACTTCGATCATGTTAGCGGGGTTTACCCCTAGCTCAAACATGTAAGCCTGCTGTAGTTCGCTAATAATAGATACCTCAATAGGACAACTAGATCCTACTGGTGCTAGGTTCTCAGCTAATAGTGGGCATACCTCTGAGAGGGGACATTTATCCCCTCTACACTTCAAAGGTATAATACCGAACATACGCCTACGCGTTTGTTCTGGTTTAACTAGATCGGCTGCCTTAGCCCGAGTTTCAGAAGACCATGATTCGGGGTAAACCAAATCAGGTCGCATCTTCTCGACCTGGCGCATAAAAGCTTCCTTGGAAAAATCAGTATTCTCTTCCTCAACGGGAGCTATCTCTTTTTTGGGCATAATTACTTGCCCTTCTTGCTGCGGCCCTTCCCCTTGCCTGCACCCTTAATTGTTAGAGGATTCTGCATCATGGGACCATATGCTCCATCTTGGAACTTAGCCCCCGGCTTCATACCCTTGCCCTTAGACATTTTCTTTGTTGCCATTTTAAATTATCCTTTAATGTAGTTAGTTGAGACTGTTCCGTCTGCGTGTAAGTAAGTCGTTTCAGTTGAGTGACACTGGGGGCACCAGTAATCCAAGATGACTGTGAAATTCCATAGATCGAAACATTCTAGACAACAGTCTAGCTCATATCCACAAACCGCACAAAGCATCTACTAATTCTCCTTATTGATATTGAAATTCGCCCCAAGAACCGCCAATTTCACGAAGTGCCTTTTCAAGACCCTTTGTAAGCTTCTCTTGGAGATTATCATCTCTGTCGGGCGAGAGAACAACCGAGATCTCTCGTACTGCATCAGGACTCATAACTTCACTTAGTCGGTACCGAGATCCACCGCAAACCTTGCAATAAACAGAATCCGCACAACCGCATGGAGTAATAATACCAAATGACTCTAACGCTTCAGCTAGATCTAGCCAATCCTTCTTGAAGGACTTTTTGATCTGCTCCTTGAATGCACGTAGCTTCGCAGGATCATTCGACAACATAGTGCCGAAATCGAGTGCTGTTTTCATCTGATTCATGAGAAGACGATATAGATAGAACGGAAGTTCGAAATTACCATCTGTGTCAATATAATTAGTCCAACTTATTTGTTTACTCATAACTTTTTAAACTCCTAACATAAAATTACATATTACACTATTTTTAATAACCCATACCACCGCCGCTGGAACCTGGTTGAATTCCATTACGGGCGCTAGAACGATTTTTACCCATTTCATACATAGTCAAAGCTAGTGCACCACCACCAATAGCCAAGCCCTTCTTACTCTTCAAGAGTGAACCCAACATACCCTTAGATTTATCAGCCACTAAAGCATCGTAAGTAGGTGATGTCCCTTTCTTATAGGTCTTGAGGGGAGGTGCCATCATCGGTGCGCCACGGTTCATAACACCAGTACTACTGATGGGTCCATATACTGGCCTGCCCCTAAGGGGAGCACGCCCAGCAACAGTTACACGTCTTCTAGGACCCATACGACCAACAGGTACTGAACTAGGTGGCATCTTGCTACCGCCATACGTTCTTGGTCCAGCTGTTGTCACTGGCATACCCATACTGCGGAAACCGGGTCTTCGCATTCTGACCTCGCTCTTTAGAAAATATAAGAATCTATAGATATAGTAACGAGGAGCCTCCAGCAACGGACTTAATCAACGCTGCCAGAGGCTTCCTCACACATACGAGGCTATTCTGCGGAGCATGCCCCCGACACTTGGGGTAGCATGCGCTTTTGAGAAGGGCGGTTGGCTATTATTCGGTAATCTTCGGCATCGTGGGATAATTGGAATACAGTGCCTCGTGGTATTCTAGTTTCCAATATTAAGTTCGCCAGTAGATTTTCGATCCGATCTCGTCGGAGTTGTGCTAGTCCTCGCGCACCCTGGATATGGTTGACTCCATCTTTAACCATGGCCTCTAAGATTGAGGTGTCATATGCTAAAGAGCAGCCACGCTTGTCAAGCTTTTGCTGAAGCTTATTAAGTTCCAGCTCTGCGATCTTTAAATAGTCCTGATTCGTTAGATAATTAAATACAACTATCTTATCAATGCGGTTTATGAACTCAGGACGAAAATGTTTCTTAATTGCTTTGTTAGTTGCTGCGGCAACTGCATTTCTTGGTAAAGGTTCATTAGTTTTAGCAATTCGACTAAATCCAACTCCCTTACTTTCTATTTCTGCAGAGATTTCGCCATTTCCCAAGTTGGTAGTCATAATGATTACACAATTGCAGAAATCTAGACGATTCCCCTTAGCATCAGTCATATATCCTTCATCTAAAACAGGTAGGAGGATATTAAACAGATCTGGGTGAGCTTTTTCGACTTCATCGAATAAAACAACTGTAGATGCGTTCTTTTTTAACGCTTCGGTTAGTTGACTACCTTCATCGTAGCCTACATAACCAGAAGGCGACCCAAGAAGCTTGGCAGCTTCATGCTTGAGTTGATATTCACCACAATCAACGCGTACAGGTTCGGCATCGAATAGATAGGTAGATAATTCTTTTGCTAATGAGCTTTTACCTACGCCGGACGATCCAGAGAAGAGAAAAACTCCTAAAGGTCTATTTTCATCGTTCAAGCCAACTTGAGATCGACGTAATGCATGTACAATTTCATTTATAGCTTCGTCTTGACCTACAATATTAGTTTTAAGATGATCTTCTAACTCTATAAACTTCTGACGTGAGATACGCTTACTTTTGGCCCTAATAGTTCCCTTAGCATTAGGAGACTTAGTTGCCTGAAGTGAAAAGGCCTTTTCTGTCGCATCTGAAATTAAATTCGGTGCTGCAGATAAAGTTACCCATGTCTCCATATCTAAACCAGGATTTAGCATCACAGAGGCATTGTACAAAGTTACAAGGAACTTATTCGCCTTATCTTTTGACATCTTACGTAGAGCTGTGAGAACATCTGTTTTGACATTAGACACTACGGCTTCAAGAACGACCCGCATAAAGGTTTCCTTGTCTACATCCGCATGTTCCTCAACAAGTGCCGAGGTGTCTTCTAGCGGTAGAGTCTTAAAATAAACCCAAGTCTCTATATCCGGGTAGAAGATCTCATAGATTCTACTAGCCATTGAGATTGTATCGCCTTCTTCGCAAGAATAACTTCTAGTGTGATAGTAACCATTATATCAGACCATCCCTTCTACCGCTTTTTATAAAAAGTATGATACCATGGTTGGCGGAGGGGGGGAAGTTTAAAGAACATACAGTATTTTAATTCGTTTATTAGATAGAGATTTTACGGTATAATGGTTATATGTCAAGACGCCATAAGAAAGCGCCGAAACTAGTTGTCAAGAGTATCGCCTCTGAAGTAACTATTAAGAGCATGCGTACTGGGGAAATAGTTGGGACGTTACCGGCGCTGACAACTTATGAACTAAATAAGGTTATTGCATCTCGCAAACGTAGATACTAGAGAGTTAAGGACAACTCTATGCCAATCCCAGAAAGACGTAACAGAGAGTTCGAACGAGCTATCTGGATGCTTGAAAATCAGATCAAAAGTCCAGATGATCTCCAACGTTATTGGTCACTCTTTCCTTATAGGCGTAGATCCTAATCTGATATAATGTAAGTATTATGTTAAACGAAAACCAGAAGAAGCAACTGGAATTAGCAGTTGCTGCTTTGGACCGTCAGTATGGTAAGGGTACAGTTATCAAACTGGACTCAGACGCCGTAGAACCTTGGCCATCAGTACCAACTGGTGCACTTACGTTAGATAATGCGTTAGGTATAGGGGGACTACCATTAGGGCGTGTAGTTGAAATATATGGAGAAGCCGGAACCGGCAAGTCAACTCTAGCCCTATCTGTTGTAGCCGAAGCTCAAGCTAAGGATATGGCTTGTATATATATCGATGCTGAACATGCCTTAGATCCTGTATATATGAAGGCTGTCGGAGTGAATCTAGATGATCTCTATCTATCGCAGCCCGATTCTGGTGAACAGGCCCTTGATGTAGTGCAGAAAATGGTTGCATCTCATGCTGTGGGAGTAATTGTTATAGATTCTGTCTCAACTCTAGTTCCACAGGTAGAGTTGGATGGCAACATTGGCGATTCCCATATGGGCACTCAAGCTAGAATGATGTCACAGGCCCTAAGAATCCTAAATCCTGCTATTGCTAAATCCAGCACTATGGTAGTGTTTATTAACCAGTTTAGAGACAAGATGGTTCCGTATGGCGACCCTAGAACTACTTCTGGTGGTCGTGCACTTAAGTTCTATTCATCAGTACGCCTAGAAGTTTCTAAGGCTTCTGACATGAAGGGGAAGAACGGTGATATAAGTGGAATACGTTCTAAAGTAAAAGTTGTTAAGAACAAGCTTGCTCCAGCTCTTAAGGTGGCCGAATTTGATATAGTCTTCGGTAAGGGCATTGATAAAGTAGGTTGTGTTGTTGATGTTGCTGAAGCAAGAGGTTTCCTGATAAGAAAGGGTGCTTGGTATTCAGACCCCGAGACTGGTGAGAACTTATCACAAGGCCGCGATAATCTTATTACATATCTTAAAGAAGACGATGCATTTTTATCAAGTTTAATTAAGAAGCTAAACGAAAATGTCTAAAAAAGATTTAGAAGAACCATGCTATGATTGTGGTGGCCTTAATGCGAGCCGCAGACTACATAAAGTCAATGGTGTAGGACAATTTGTTTACGAATGCACCTGCAGAGATTGTGGTGCTAAGTGGCGAGAAGAAGAGGATGTAGATGAGTTCGGCCACGCCAAATAGTGATGACTTCTGGGATATTACTAATTCAATAGATCTAGGCAGTGATCATAGTTATGATCTTATCTATGGCGATGCTCTATGGTGGGAAGATCATTGGCCCACTAAGAAATGGAGTAGTATAACTAGATTAACTCCAGAGGTCGGTGCACCAGAGATCCTCACAGCGGTCGTAATTTGGCACCGGAGGCCCGATAATGGTGAGATCTGTGGAGTACTAGTTCACTTCGCTAGACCGCTTCAGAAGTCAGAAAAAGCATTAGATTACCCTATCTGGGAAGTTAAATCTTTCAAGCCCTTTGAGATTATGCCATCGGTTATTTGTAAGACTTGTGGAGATCATGGATGGATTAGAGATGGAAGATGGTTCGGAGTTTAGAGATGTTATGTAATTGTTTATGTCATACCTCAAGCGGTATTACCCATTTTATTGCTTGCTGCTGCCCGCATAGGGTAATTGCTAATGCTGAATGTCAGCAATGTAATGGTCCAGCTAAAAGAGTACCTCGGAAGAAGAAATAAGTTACTATAATACAATGTGACAGACATTCCCGCACATGATCAAACCTTTACGCATAGATATGTAGTACATTACCCGGATCACAGTCCGCGGGAGTCTGATCCGCATTACAAGGACTTCAACGAGTACCATCATAAGACTAGAGCAACAGCTAAGTGTTATTTTGCAGATCAGATTGGAGATGATTCAGGATGCGATCACGAGAATCCACTAGAGTTACACCACGCGCACATAGAATTCGCGCTACAAAATGCTGTAGATCTTACCCTTCTAGAAAAAGCATACCCAGGCGTCTCTAATCCCGAAGAACTAGGAGCCTGGGTTGAATCTGCAGCTAATCTTATTTGGCTATGTAGATTCCATCATCGTGGTGCTGGAGGCGTTCATAATGCGAGCGCCTCCGACTACGAAGCTGAGAAGTTTATTAAGAACTTAATTTCTGAGAATACAGAACCGACGAAGTAACTTTATAGATATTGTCCTGTAGCTACAGCGGTTTTATTCTCTTCTTTAATCTGTTGATGAGTTCTCTGTGCGTCGAATAGTTCCGCCAGAGAATACTTATTCTTTGTTTCTAGCCGCTCCGGCCATCCACCTTCTTCATCGAACCATTGACGAGCGTCAGCTAGATCAAAAGCTCTAAACTCTATATTTGCAATACATCTACCAGGACGGATAACCGCCTGATGAAGATTCTTTAAAGGCTCATTAGTTGTCAGTAAGAAGATGACCTTAAGGCCTTGCCCTAGAATGCCATCAGCCAGGTTTAGAAGCCTTGAGAGGCCCTGTCCAGTACGCTCCTTAGCATCTGCCCGAATGAATTCATCGGAGTCTTCCGCGATGATAAGACGCCACTTTTCATTTTCATCATCTCTGTTTGACAAGATGATATCGAACATGTAAGATGGTACTGAGAAGAACTTTTCTGGATCCATTAGATAGCTGGGTCTTGCCCAATTCTGCATAGACTTCATTAATGCTCTAATAGCATATGACTTACCAAGTCCAGGCTCTCCATGAAGAAGAATAAGTTTGCCGCCTTCTCCTATTGTCTCTGGATTAAGATCAACTAAATTTTGAATTTGTCGTCTTGTTTCAGCCTGATAGTTATGCGCTATTTGATCCCATGATGGGGCAATAAGTGACCTTGGAATCTTTGTAGTTCCATCGGGACCAAGCATATAGAAATCAAAGATAACATGATCAATCTTTGGCGGATCCGGCTTTGGTATAAGGTCTTTAAATGATTGTGCTACTCGCTCAGAGTAATCTAAGTCATTAGACGATACAGTGCAGTAGTAGTCTCTGCCGTAGAAGGTAAACATAAAGATTGCACCCTCTAGGTGCCCTACTAAGTACCAGTAATTATCAAAACCAGTACACTGCTCATCAAAGCGTTCAAAGCCCTCTAACGCTGCCAGATACTCTAGAACTAAAGGCCGTAGATCATCACGCTTTAAAGATGTCTCGCCGCGAACCTTAAAAGACTGGAAGAATTCTCCTTTAGCAACTGCAACTGATTCTATAACCGCTGCAAGATTGCCATTATAAGCTCGATCATAAATAGGTAAAAGCTCCATAGAAGTAATTATACTATATAAGAGCTATTTTGTCAAGGCCTTTTATTTTCGCATTCTTTTTAAAGCACCTATAGCTGACTCAGTAGCACTGAGCATTTTAACGGTAGCCATTTTTTCTTTTCGGGATAATCCTAGCTCAACAGCTCGTGCTTTAGAAACAGGGTTAAGTATCTTTGTCTCCATTTTTCTAGCTTGAGTAAACCCAGGACCTGTACCAGACCTAGAACGTGCAAAAATCTCCGCAAAGAATTCTTGAGTACTTTTTTTAGAGTATCTAGATCCAATTGATTCTGGACTTATTCCAAACTTACGTGCATCTTCTTCTACTACAGCAAGAGAATTATCCATTTGTCTATTTACTGTTTTAACTCTTTGTAGATTATCTGGTATAGACTTTAGTGTTTTTTCTCCTGGGGAAACCAAAAAATTATGCACTGAGTGACCGAATTCGTGATTAATGGAATCTTCTAATACATCACCCCTTAGACCTGTTACTGTATGGCCTGACTGTGTCCCTACTAATTGATTCATTTGTATATTTGGCATGTGTAGAGCTATAGAGCCTGGTACTACGCCTGGGATGTTTGGTACTGTTAGAGCTGTTTCATTAAAGCTTTTAGCGTTTCTGAATCTATCGAATACAGAATGAGATAAAGCAGATCTTCCTTGCGGCATCGAATATGAATCGTGTATTAGGTGGATTTGTTTTAGTTCATTTCCAAAGACTTCTGGATAATCAGAGTGTAGTTGTTTGAATGTATCTTCGAAGGTTTTTATTTGCGCCGTGGTCATTCTGTTTTGACCGTGGTGATGTACCTCTATTCCTAGGAAGTTTTGAACAGAATTAGAGATATTTGAGGTGTTAGCAGCTTGGTCATAGAAGCTTAAGGCCATATCAGTATAGTAATTTGGTTTTTAAGCTGCGGCCTTCGACCTTGGGAGGACTTTTGGTAGTACCAAAAGCTCCTTATAGGGTATAAAATCTAGGAAAAAAATATATAGATGTATATATAGAAATCCTAGGGGAAAAAAATATAGAAAAATAGCGTGGGAGATACGATCAATAAAGCATTGATCATCTAATCATTTGATGCCCCCCGGGGTATTCAAATCAAGAAAGGATAATCACATGTTCAAGAGGATGACGAAGGAAGAGAAGAAGATCGGACGCCGGTACTACAGGCGTGTTTGTTTCATCAGCGCAGTCATTGATGCAGTGCTCGTGCTTGGCATCAAGCTCGCTGTGAAGGACTAATCTGATCTAGTCAGATGGTTAGCTATAGGTCTTTGTATCTATAGCTTTCCATGTGCTTAGATTAAGCACTGTATAGAAAGGATAATGTAATGGCTGTTATTAAAGCCTTTGCGGCTGGTTTGAAGGAAGGTTGGAATACAACTCCAACTGAAGAGCAGATGCAGTCTGTGGCGCGGATAGTAGTCCGTAAGACTACTGGACACGACTATGTAGGTGCTATTAGCACCCTGGTTCATCTGTTGAGTATTGAAGGCGAGATAGATGAGGATGTGAAGAAGAACGCAATAGAGTGGATGGAGGATTGATGTATGTAGATGGTTTGCCACAAACAGTGTGTTGTGGCATTCCATCCATGTACAGAAGCCAAGTATGTATGTGGAGAAAGGAAGACAGTCATGTCTGCTGCAACTGTAACTGAGACCAACACCAACAACAAGGAGAGCAACATGAAGGAGCTGGAGAACAAGGTCGATAACCTGTTCAAGCACGCGCGCGTGGTCTGCACGAAGGAGGACTTCGCCAAGACCGTCAAGACCGTCGTGTACGGCATCGGACACCTGCTGCAGCTCGCGTACTACGCGGGCATCAGCCTCATCGGACTCATCGTGGAGTACGTGGCCAAGTTCATCAACTGGCTGAAGAGCAAGTTCGATGCGGCCAAGGTCAACTTCGCGAAGAAGCACCTCGCTGATGCAGTGAAGTAGCATGCATATAGGGTCTATAAGGCGCTTGTATAGGTCTTATAGGCCTTATTATGTGTACTGCTGTGGTATACATAGAAAGGAGAATAATGATAATTGGTCCTGGACCACATCCAAATCAAGGTAGTTATGATATGGCAGAGCTGGATTGGTATAGGTTGTATAACCTATCATAGCGTGTTCATGTTGTAGATGTTGATTTGATGCCGTGGCCTGGAGATGTCGTATGGGACATCTGTAACAGGAAGTAGTAAGTAATCGGTTTGTGGCAAAGGTAGTGTTGCCACATTCCGCATACTTATTACATCCCGTAGTAAGTAGTAGAGAAAAGGAGAGAAGTAATGTATAACGTTATTGTTGAGTCGTGTGATTGTGGATGTCATTTGCCTGGCATTGATGCCAAGACTGGTTGGCCGGTTTGTTGTCAATGTCATGGTCGTGTCAAGTTTGCTGTATGGGCAAAGCTTGATTGGTTGATGGCTAAGATTGGTAGGTAGTAGATAGTCGGTTAGCCTATGGCTTAGGTCATAGGCTTTCCGCATATCTATTGCATAGTGTATAGATAGCAGAGAAAGGAAGAATGATGTTGTGTAAGGTTAATCGTTGTGTAGTTTTGGATGAAGCCGATAAGGCTTTGGAGCAGATTGATGTGGCACTGAAGGATAACTATGTGGCGCAGTTGTGTATTGTGCCCATGATATTCATTAGCTGTGTCGAGATAAAGGAGATAAGGTAATGGCATATAAGACTGAGACAATCATTGAGATGGTGTCGAAGGGTCAAGAGTTGCCGAAGCAAGTTACAAAGGATGACTTGGTGAGGACGATTAAGTCATTGCTGCAGCAGGCACCTGTGGTGGACATGTCCATGAATGTGGATAATGAGAAGTTGCATACGGTTACGTGTGCAAGGACAGGTTGTTGGAATAAGGCTAGTTTGCCGAAGTCCAAGGCTATTGCTTGGCGTTGTGAGAATCATAGGTAGAAAGGATAGATTAATGTCGAATACTCCAGAGTGGTATGAGCAGAAGGCTGAGTTGGCGCGTAGGACTATTGAGTTCTATGCACAAGAAGGTGATATAGATAAGATGTTGTTATGGACTGAGATAGAGGAGGAAGCAAGTCGTATCGCTATGATCTTGCGTGATATTGGTGAAGCCTAGTGCGGATTCTAAATGTGTCTAACCTCCGGTTTTGACATTACGGTGAACGATAGATCTAGTCGGTTGGTTGAGCAGTCGGTTGTGGGCGCTTTCGTCCCTTCCGACTCCCCAGCGAACCAGGCTGGCGTACATGTCCCACAATGGGCATGGTGACAATAGATAAGGAGAGCTATACCATGGTACAAGCAGCAGCTAAGAGTGGTAGCCGTCCCCGTCAGACCAAGGCGTCTGAGCCGCAGGTGATGACCCCGCAGAACTTCATGCGGGAGCTGGAAGAGCTGTTCGCTCAGGCGAACCGCAAGGTCGCCAAGAGCCAGCTGTATGTCATGACCCTGCTCGCAGCAGAGGACGAGAACGGCCCGGCGATCAGTCACGTCAGCGACATCGCCGGTGTGGAGGACGTGGCCCGTAGCGTCGGACGTTACGTCCAGACGGCCATGATGAGCAAGGACGCCAGCGACCTGCCGACCGAGCGCATGCTCAAGGGCATCAACTGGCTGACGCAACCGCTCAGCCCCGGCCAGCTCAGCTTCCTGGCCCGTCACACAGAGTGGATGGAGGGCAACTCCATCGCCAAGCCGAGCACCATCGCTGGCTACCAGCGTGTGTACACCCGCCATGCCAACGAGTTCGGCATCGGCGACAACAACAGCTGCGACATCTGCATCATGCAGCGCGAGGTGAACGAGCAGGACACCGCAGCGAAGAAAGCCCGTGCAGATCAACTGTCGGCGCAGTTCCGCCAGCAGGTCAAGATCAGCCTGTAGGGCTAAGCAGGTAGTGAGTGTGGTGGCGTTCAATGGGGAGCGCCACCCACTCATTGCTTTAGCTTTAAAGCCCAGGATAGAGTCATATTGCTGTTTGCGGCAAAACACTCAATATCTAATGTTTAACTCTATATATAATGCTAAATACAGTATATAGAGATAATAGATATAGTGTTAAGCAAGGTATGAACAATGTCTTTAAGTGGTATTAGAGGTTTTGTTCATGTTTTGCGTGGGTCGCTTCCT